TCCCTGGTATCCCTGATTCCCTTGGTGTCCTTGTGGTCCTTGTGGACCCGTTTCTCCTTCAAGCCCGATTGGTCCTTCCGCTCCCTGATCCCCCTGGGCTCCCTGTACTCCCTGGTAGCCCTGTGGTCCTTGATCACCATTTAATCCCGGATCACCGGCTTCACCCTGGTTACCTTGATTGCCTTGTGCTCCCTGCACTCCCTGATTTCCCTGAGCCCCCTGCTCTCCCTGTGGGCCTTCAGGTGCAACCACCGTTTCTGTGCCTTGCGGTGTGCTGCTCTCCCCGTCAATACTTGTCAGGTATATCTGTGAAAAATCCAGCGTGATATCCGCTCCTGTATTTCTTTGTCGCAGGTGGAGTGTTGCCCATGATGTCCGGTATGATTTATTGTAGCTGGCAATGCTGTAGGTGTCTCCTCCAAATGATATGATGCTTATCGGTGTGATGTTATCGCTTGGATCTTTGACATCGATAACCACGTATTTACGGTAATCTTGCCGGTCAGTCAGGTACTGCAGGGCATATAAATATAATAATGTCTCTTCATCCGATCCCACGACTTCGCTCCGATCCCATTCATCTGTATTTGATCCGTCATACACGAGCGCTGCCAGGTCATTAGTTCCGGCGGTGTCTCCAAAATAAAAATCTTTGTCCTCTTCAATGATTTTGCCTTTGTTCGATATGGCCTTATAGAAAAAGTCAAAGGATACATCCGTGAAGGTGTCATCCTCCACTCCTATGATCTTGTAAAGCTCAACATCCTTGATATATACCTCTTCATTGTAATCGGCCCCTGAATTGTCACTCTCCACGAGCTCGATCTTGATATTGTAATCCCCGGTGGCATTGAGTTTAAATGTAGTTGACTTGGGTGATTCGTATGCATTCCAGCTCGTATATATCAGATTATCCCATGTCGTTTCTTCTACTGATCCAGGCTTGGTGATAGTCACTTTAAACTTTGGCAAGTCTGCTCCGTACACAACCGATTTGCTTGTGTATATCTGGAACTTCAATTTAATATAATCATTATCGGTGACCTTGGCGAGCGAGAAGTCGCTGCTTAGTGTTATCACCCGTGCTCCCACGTTCTCATCCCTTACGTAGCAATGAAGAAGGGCTCCGCTATCTTCTACATCTGGCCCATATGGTGTGAAGCCTGTCAGGTCCCATGGCCCCCCGGCACCAAATACATCCAGGTCAGCAACCAACGGTCCTCCCATATTCCTGTTCAATAGCTTTATCCCGAACTGCTTGGTAGGAGGTATCAGCGATACTTCTGCTCCTCTCCGGTATTTGTAAGTGTCGATATTTACCACCTCGCTCGGTACTGTCCTGCTCTGGTATGTAAGCGCCCAGTTGTATGTGTAGTAATGGGTATCTCCCTCATATCGCTGCCTAATATAGTACTTGCCCTGGTATTGCATGAGCTGGCAATGGTAGGGTGTTAATACTTTGTTAATGACATCTTCACATGTATCTATGGTTGTTTTACCGTCTTTTACATTATAAAATCTTCGGGTGTCATGTGTTACATCTTTAAGCGCACATTCGGTTGATAACATCCCCGTGTGCTTTGTGCCGAGCTTAACCACGAAGTCATATTGGAACTGGCTGTCTATATCGAGCTTGGCAACGCAATACTTTATTATCTCAAGTCCTGACAGGTGTCCCGTAATAAGATCATCCCCATCGGTGAACTCGTAATCGGACAAATCCTTCAGAGCATCGGTTGCCGAGAATGCCATGTGAACATTTCGCTCATGGATATCTTTGTATGAGTTTTCCGGCTGCAGGTATCCCTGCCACAGGAGTGTGGAGGTATCGTCATTATAAAATTTAACTATATGGTCCTGGTACTCGCTTTCATAGATTGCATCGTAATCGCTTTCATTGGTTCGGCGGTTAAGCACAAACTCCCATGCGAACTCGCTGCCTATGATAATCTTGTATTCATCCTTGCCGGCTGCCAGGGTACGTAGCTGTCCCGGGTCCACGGATAATTTATCCGGTGTTATCACTGCTCCCCCGGCTTCGCTCAGTATATCTATCCGGTAGGTAACGCTATCATAGTTCTGGAATTTCTTGCTGTATTTGACTGCATATGCCATTTAAAAGCTGTTATTGTTGTATTTCTCTCCTTCGTTAAGTATAAATAGCAGGTCGCCTTTGCTAATCCTCGCTGTCAGCTGTCCTCTCCCTCCCCCAGCACCCATCTGTGCAAGCTGCCTGGCTGTTCCAATGTACTCGGGATTGGATGAGCTTATGCCGGCCGCCTCTCCAACCATAGCCAATGTAGGACCTGTGACTGCTCCTCCCTCTGCAAATGACGGCACAACCGAATTAAATAAAGCAACAGTTCCGGCAGCGGCTATACCGGCAGCTATTAATCCGAATGGTCCTGTCCCAGCCCATGCCTTGACTTGTCCTGCTACTGCTTCAGCAAGGTATGCTGCTATAATTTTCTTTGCTGTATTGGCTGCCGTTTTGGCAAAATCCTCCATATTGTCTATTCCGGAGGCTGATGCTGCCATTATCTCGTCAGCAAACAAACCTGCAGCATCTGTTAAATTGAGGTATAAATCAGTAATTTTTTCTAAACCGGCAGCAAGCTGATCTGTAGATTCTGCCGTTGCCATAACAGAAGCGATATGAGCCTGAGCATATATACCCATACCCTCACTCAATTCCATTATTTTATTCTTAAGCTCATCAACAGTAATAACTTGCTCTTTCATTCCTTCGAGCTGGGAAGTGTCTATGCCGAGCGGTCCCGTAGTCACATCGACTTCCGCTGTTCCCTTGATAGTATCCATCTTCGGCGCCCGGACAATGGATGCCTCTAATGTTTTTGCTATCAGCTCTTCGTATGCTTTTATCTTTTCCTTTATTGCTGCCGCCTCATCTGTGTGGCCTATGGCAACATTTTTTAAACTCTCCCTTAATTCCTCTATTTCTGCAACATAATCACCTACAGTTTTAGTGACCTCTTCTGTCACTTCATCAACTTTCTCGGCCTCTTTGTTTGCTGTTTCTATGCTTTCCTTCTCTGCATAATATGCTTTAATAAGATCAAGTATAGTTGATTTTGTCCTGATAATAGCATCGGCATTTTTCTTCTCATTCTTTTGTAATTCAACCAGCTTATCTTTATAATCCGTTACTTCACCTGCCAATTTATTTACCAGTCCTGTTCCCTCGGACATAGCCTTAAGGTTATTCACTATCCCTTCTGCTGCTTCGGCTCCCTGATCTATCAGTTCTGATTTACTGTATTCTTTGGCCCCGATTACTTTCAGGAAATCATTGGCTGCTGATGTGTATTCCTTGAGTTTGTTTATTCCTTTGGTTATCTCCTGGATGCCGGTTTTCAATGTCTCATTAAAACTGGAGTTCCTTATGATAACTCCTTCCATTGCACTTTTAAATCCTTTCCAGGCTCCTTGCAATGTATCAACCCTGATAGCTTGCTGCTCATAAGCCACATTGGTATCAGTGACAGCTTCGGTATATGCTTTAAGTTTATCCCTGTTATTTATAAGGATAGCGGCGGCCTGTTGATTTCTAAGGCCGAACATTTGTGTTAGCTCTGCTGCTGAATAATTTGCATCAGCTAAATTATCTAAGGCAGTATTCAATCCAACTACTTTGGGATTAAATTTATCAGTTTCTGATTGCAGCTTTAATATAACATTCCTTAATTGTGTACCACTCTCAGCTCCACTCAATCCTTTTTCAGCGAGTGTTTCAATCATACCCACTGATGTCTCAAGGGATATGTTTGCCATATTGGCAGAAGTACCCATCACTTTAATGGCATCAGCTATCCCGGGTATTGCTTCTGCACCCATCTTACTACCGGCGGCCAATACGTTAATAGCCTTACCGGCATCCTCAGAAGCTATCTCGAACTGGTTAAGTGTTTTCGCCAATGCCTGGGTGGCGGTAGGCAAATCAAGACCGGCGGCCTCGGCCAATATAACAGCCTCTTTCGTTACTGCTGCCAGAGCATCTTTGGATTTTAATAATTCAGGTCTGGCTGATCCCATAAGTTCAAAAGCCTTTACGGCCTGTGATGCACTTAGGGTGGTTGTTCTACCTATCTCTTTTGCTTGTTCACGATAAAAATCAAGGTCCCTGCCAGCTGCTCCGGTAATAGCTGCCAGGTCTGCTATTGATTGTCCGAATTGGGCATTGACCTGTATGATCTGTTTTAATCCCCTGATGATTTGTGCAAATCCAAAATAGGAGGCAAGTGCCGTGCCTAACTGTTTTAATTTTTTGGTCAGGTTTTGAGATTTACTTTCTACCTGATTTGCTTTCCGGTTGAAGTCTTTATTGTCAGCCGTGAATACGCTCTTATGTTCGTGCTTGGTGCTCATCAGTTCTTCAGTTTACCGTATTTTTCCCATATCTCGTCAAGCTCATCCTTGGTCTTTTCGGTCCTTTTGATCTCCGTGCCTCCTATCGGCATATATGATTCTATCGGTGAGGGATTCTTTCCTCCTTTCCTCCAGACCTCATATGCTATCAGCCGGGTCCTCTTCCATTCGCCTTCCTCGGTCACCTTCATGGCCTGCATCATCCGGTGAATCTGTGCAAAAGATAGCTTTAACAGCTCCTGCTCACTTACTCCTGCCCGGTAGCCGGCGATGAAGATGTCATCCCAGGTGACTTTTTTTTTTCGCCCTCTTCGCCCTCCTCCCTGGGTGGAGATGCCTTGGCCATAGCCTCATTGATCTTATGAAACTCTGACATCCGCAATTTGGTAAGGATCTTCTTCATCCGCTTGTATGGGATGTGCGCCGGCCTGTTCAGGTTAATCCTGTGGGACCGGTACGCACACCATACAAAGGAGGGGAAATATTCATTCTTGTCAATCGTATCGAGCTCGCCGATATCTATGTCGTACATCTCACAAAGGAAAAGTACGGCATGGGCATCAAAGCGGAGCCCGATAGATCGAAGCCCTGTCTTTATCTTTGTCGTCATACTTAGCTTACCTCAGCTGTCCCGATAAATCCTGCACTGCACTTCACGTATCCGGCTCCGGTACCACCCGAAGGATTCAGATTGGTGAGGTAACCGAGGCCAGTATAATCGACCCCTGTTTCCAGTTCGCAGACAAGAGTTAGCTCGGTCTGTGCGAGATAGGCTGCCATGACATCCGCAAAGTCAGCGCCCGATGCTACTGCATTGTTGTACCAAAAAGCTGTATCCACGCTCCAGCGGTTCAGCGTAGGCAAGTTCTCTGCCCAATCCCCGCTATCGGCATCCGTTACCTCTTCGGTGTCGGTGTCAAAATTGAATGAGACCTCATCGGTGTGCATCAAAAGATCGCTACCGAGATAAAGCCTGACGTTGTAACCTTTAATCTTACTCATTGTTATTTGTTTTTAGTGAAAAGTTTAATTTTCGTCTATTAATGTTCGTATCGTTAATACCTTTATTATAATTACCTTCTGGCCGTCATAGTAACTCTGGTAGGCCAGGTTATCAAAATAGCAGCCGGCATCTGTGAAATCAGTCATGGTGATATGCTTGGCCCTGTCTGCTGCCGTCACCCCTTTGGTGATTAGCAGCTCCATAACATCGGTCATTATATCATCACTCTGCTTGCTTCCAAAATCTTCCGGCTCTCCCACATGCGATGTTACCACCTGTATATCCGTCACCACCTCCTGGGAGAAGTTGTCATGGTCCATCGAGAACTGGCTGTTCATGCCCAATATCTGTATGTATGGTGTGGCCTGGTCCAGTGATGCATATTCCATTACCGGCACGGCTGATCCTCCATATGTGATACTTGCGGTCAGCGCCTCGTATAGTCCCTTGCGATATTGATAAAAACAATCTTTCATCTCCTGCTGTTTTGCCTGAATATATCTTCTATCTTCTTTTTTGTCCGATCCTTTAACCTTTCCCGGTTAATAAAAAATGCCGGGTAGAGGTATGGCTGTGACCGGGTGTTCACCTGCCTTATGCCTGCTCCCTTGAACTGCATAGCGTATTCCTGCAGTTCCGATGGCACGTTCACCATTCTACCGGTCCCAAATTCCACGTAAGGCGCATACTGCACATCTGTTCCCACGACTGATGTTTTGCCCTTGCTTTGTGCTCTGATGCTGGTCTTTAAAGCGCTTTGTGCCACAGGTGCGAAGCTCTTAGCCTGCTTGGCTGTATCTCTCCCTGCCACCTGGATCTCTTCTTCAATCATCTGATCCACCTGCTGTCGCACCCTCTTTATGCTCCGGGCAAAACCGTTATCGTTATATTTATATTGTACTTTCACGCTTGCAAGTTAATTTCGTGTATTGCCTGTCCGGGGCCACATCCTGAATAACCATATTAATATCCCCGTATATCCCCTGGTAAGTGATCAGGTATTCCCTGTCTATCTCCCTGTCAAAGTCGGTCCTTATATATACCGTGTAGCCCTGTGATCCTGTCTGCTGCTGGAATGTCATACCCAACATTCCACCCATGGGCTTGACATTGGCATAGCAACGGTATTTCTCTGTCAGGGCCCCGGGTGTCATCCCCCCTGCTCCATCGCTAACGCTCGCACGCTCATAAATTATTATGTAATCGTTCAGCTTCATGGATTCCTGTTTAGCAGTTGTATTTTCTTCTTTATCGACCTGGGCAGCTCGGCGCTCACATCATCAATATCATACCAGTATTTTATTATATCCAGGATGAGTCTTTTCATGTCCGGTGGTGTCGGATCATATCCGGCTGAATATGTATAAACATAGTTACCATCGGTGTCGGTCGTGTCGGTCGTGTCGCCTATGATAGGCCCGAAGGGAAGCTCGTAATCTTCCAGCTCCAGCTCATTGGTCACCTGGATAGATCGTGTGCTTACCGAGCTATCTGTTGCCCTTTCCACGTATTTACGTGCATCAGTTATCATGTCCTCCAGGTCATTATCATGTGCTGATC